CTCTAGCCCATTGACGCGCAGTGGCATCTCAATCATGCCGCGCTCATCCATCACATATAGGATGCGGCTAATAAGCGGCACCATAGTCTCAGTGATCAGACGGCCAAAGGCAGACCCAAGGTTCTGCGCCAACTCTTTCATGCGCTCGGCAATCTCTGTGGCTGACCGGGCTGACATATTATCTGGCGGCAGTGTGTCGTCGAGCAAAATCTTTTTCACGTTCATGCGCAAATCATTGATGATGATCTGCGACACGTTGAAATCACCAGAGCGCGGCAACATCCGCAGGCTCTCGCCTGACGGCCCGCCGTTACGCGCAACAGGGATAATTGCACCCGGCGCAATGCGAATTGCCTGCGGGTTTAGGACGCCGTCGTCAGCCGCCGTGTAAACACCGGCAATAGACAAGCTGGCATTTTTCAGCAACAACTCTAGCGTTTTGTTTAGCGTCTTGATGTCAGGAATAGCCGTTACCAAAGGCCCGCGACCATAAACCTCACCGGCGACCTTCATGTAACGCGCCACAATCCAAGGCGACGATTTCATGCGGCGCATTAGCAAGCCTTCTTTGCCTTCAGCCCAGATGACGTGATAGCAATAGTCGCCTTCCTCTGGGTCATACAAGGTCGCCTCGACAAGCTCGATTTCTTCTGTTGGCTTGTCGTCAATCATGCGCTGCAAGCGTGGCGGGATTTCAGCGTCAGCCCAATGCTGGTTGATGGCCTCGCCTTTCATGCGCATACGCCGGTAAACGTTATCGACCTTGCCGTGCGCACCTTCCTCGATGCTGACAAGGTATTGCGGCACGGCAGTAAAGCGGATTGGCGTCAAATCATCACCGGGCTGCACCAGCATACAAGCGGTGCCAACAGCCAAGTCCAGCAAGAACTCGCCCATAGCCAAATCAAAGTTAGACTGGCGCAATACGCTAAACATTGTGTCGGCATACATATCCAGCGCAATCTGCGCCTCAATGCGGCGATCCTCTGGGATTTCTGGCCCCGGCTCTAGGCGGCACCAAGGCGCGTAAGGTGGAAACAGGCCAGACTGGATACGGTTCGCAAAGCGCTGCGTCGCATTGATGGCGGTACTGTCGAACACGCGCACCATTTTATTTTGCCCCGGAGAGCCGCCGCCCTCGTAATAGCCATCGTAAAGATTGCGCTGCGGTAAGCCGAACTCGTAGCAATCTTCGTAAATCTGACGCCAGTTATCTTTGCGACGCTGCGCCACGTCGTGACGCTTTAGGATATCTTCAACACTATGCACTGGCTTCATTCCTTTTGCTAATAGCTGCGGCCTTCTTTTTCGCGTCTGCCTTGGAGCTTGCGCCCCAAGCGCGAAGCGACAAGAGCAGGCGCGTTGGTTCGCCATTCTTATATTCCGGCCCCGGCATCCCGCCCATACGAGCCAAGAATGATGCGCGGCGCGGATTGTCGCCAGACTTGACTGGCGCTTTTAGGTTCATGCCCTCGGCTTTAGCTGAAGCCCTGCCTTTGGCATTCAAGCCGCCGGATGGGTTCTTGCCCTCAGACCGTTGCCAAGCTGGTGTTTTAGCCACGCGCTGCCCTCATGTTATCAACGAGATTTGGGTATGGACGCCCAGCCTTTGCTGCCGCCCGCATAGCCTTGCGCTTCTGTGCCGGGCTTAAACCTTTCGGCTTGCCCAAGCCCTTTGGCCGGTCTTTATCCCAAACCTCTTTTTTCTTTTCCATTACTTGCCGTAACCCTTGCCTTTTTTCTTACCCATTCTTTTTCACCTTCCCCGCCTCTTGCATTGCAATGGCGATAGCTTGCTTTAATGGCCTGCCTTCGCGCCGCAGCATAGATATATTTTTGCTTACGGCTTTCTTGGATTTGCCTTTAGCCAGTGGCACTAGGCTGACCCAAGCGTGTCTTGAGTATCACCGCGACCGCCGCCACGTCCACCCAAACGGCTGGCGTAAAGCAAACCGCGCTGGCCTACTCTGCCGCCGCGTTTCTTTCTTGCTGCGGCTGCGCCAGCTTGTGCTGCAGTTTGTACTGGCGTTGCTGGTGCAGCAATCTGATCAGCTAATTGCTTTACAGTTGTGCCGGTGGCAAGTTCTGCCATAGCAACAGTATCGGCTTTTTTCTTTGGGCCAATTCCAATTGCGCCGCCAACTTTTTTAACTACATTGCTCATATTGCTATCCTAATGTTGATTGCCTAGTTTCATCTTCTGGCGCACCAGTCAACCTTGTTGCATAAAGCAAACTGCGCTGGCCGCCCATACGGCGATCTCGGCGCTTTCTTGCTGCGGCTGCATTTTTTTGCGCCTCAGTTTGTTCCGTGGTAATAGGCGCAGGCTTTGGCGCTGTTCCTTCTTTTATCTTTTCAACAAAGGTTTTACCGCCAACCTTCATGCCCATAACTTTTTTAAACGCGCCCATAATTACGATCCTAATGTTGATTGATCTTCGGCTGTACCGCCGCGAATGCTTGACAGCAGCATACGACTGCCGCCCATACGACGTGCGCGTTGACGCGCCGCAAGCTGCTTTGCCTGCAATTGCTCTTGCGCCTCAAGGCGTTCCTCTTGCCGTTTTTGTGCGGCAGTCACCTCTGGCGCGACTTGCTCCGGCGTAGGCATCGCTGGCATTTTAGGTTTGAAAAGATTGCTCATTCGTAAATCCTTGCGAACATCATGTGATCTATACCGCCCGCACCATATTTGCGCATGACGCCTTCTGGCGTGAATTTTAACATCTTTGCCCAGCGCATCGCAAGCTCGTTTTCCACGTCGACAGTGATTTGCAATCTTTTTAATTTATGTTCTATAGCAATCTTATTGAAATATCTAATAGCAGCCCTAGTTACTGTCACAGATATATTGGGAAACTCTATAGATGTTATCATCCAAGCCTCAGAGACGCCCGGCCACATATTATTGCAACCCAAGCAGGCGATGATCTTGCCGCGCCACAGCGCCGTAATTGCGCCGCCCTCGGCTTGAAACGCCTTTAGCATATCCTGATAATTCGGAATATTGTCAAACGCCCGCTTGTCAAACTCGCGCAAATCCATCGCGTAGGGGTGCGCCCAGTGAAACGGCACAATCTGAACCTGACGATTGTTCGTTATTTCGCGCTGCCACATCAGAATACACTAAAATCCATATTGGCTGTGGCCTGCTTGAACTGCTTGCTAAACTGGCTGTTGCGCGTGATGTTCCGCACCTCGCCAGCGCCAAGCATCAAATAGCCAAACGCATCGCCGACGTGCGAGTGTTGGTTTTTATTCGGCACATCGCGGAACCGTTCTTGTCCAGACCCGACGGCCATACGCTTGAAATGATACCCGCCAGCCAGCGACTTGCGCACCTTGGCGCAAGAACGATTAACCAAAAGCCCCGGCTTGCCGTCGATCAGCCTGTTCATCGGCATAGCCCCAGCCTCGCGTCGCACCATAAAATCGTTGGTGCTGGTCGGTCTAGCGTGAAGCCCCATTGTGCGCAAATGCTCAAACGCCGTGACCTCAAATATTTCGTCGCGCTTGACGCCCGCCGGATCGCCCCAGATCAGCACGTCCGACTTTGGAAAGTGCTGCTGTATGTCAGCCAGCAAGTGATGGCAAAACCTTTCCAAGCCCATATCAAACGCGACTAACTCATGCACGACGTGCCACCGCCCATTCTGCATCTTCTGCCCAAAGACAGCCGCAGGGGTCAAACCAAAGTCAAGCCCGATATGCACCGGCCAGCCTTCCTCGATGCGCACGTCAGCCGACATCATGCTGTCAGAAAACTCATGCCAGACAGGCTTGCCGTCCTGCACAAACACATATTGCGCCCCAGCGTAGCATTGTATCCAGTCAATGCTCTTACCGGCTAACTGCTGCTCGTAATAGCCGGGCGGCAGATTATTCGTATTCTCGGCCTTCGGGTTATTGATCCAGTATTTATCAGCCGCAAATATTGCGTTCTCATGTTCTTTCGTACCCTCGACCACACCGCCGGGCTGCTTGTAAAATTTCCAAGGATACTTTCCGCGAATGGGGTTCTTC